GCTGAGAATCTGGCGCTCGATGGGGTTTTGCGTGGTTGCGAGCAACTTGGTCAGCGCCGACTCCAGGTCGACGCCGTCGGATGCCGCGGCCGGCTGCGCACGCACAACAGGGCCGAACGACGTGACGCGCTGCACGATGGTGGCGTTTTGTGTCTCAAGCGCGCCCAGCCGGGCCGCTACATCATCAAAACGTTTCTCCAGGGGCGCGAGTAAATCGCCGTCGGCTATTGCGCGGGCCTCGGTGGCCGCGTGTAATGCTTTGGTGAGGGGCGCGTCGTCGCCGGCCATGCTGCCAGCTAGCGCCGCCTCGAATTTGGCCATCATGGCCAGTCCGGCCGCTTCCACGGCTTGCTCAATCACGGCCTCAGTCGCTTCCATCTGTGCCTGCACTTCAGCCTGTGCGACTGTGGCGGCCTCTATTTTGGCCGTGAGGTCGTTGACCACATCACCCACCATGACGGCCGCTGCGCTGAGCTTGCCGGCAATCTCGGTGTTGTGCTCCATCATGTTCGCGGCCATTTGACTCAGCATGGCCACAACACTGGCTACGGTGTCCAGAGTTTTGCTGGCCATGGCGGCAATCAGCCACGGCGGCATGTCATCGCTCTTGGTGAGGTCGGTGGCCGTGTCGGCCTTCTCTGCCGTGTCGTCGGCCGGGCACGTCGCGCCCAGTTTCAGCGCTGCCGCCACGATGTTTTCAAGCGCGGCCATGTCGCCGGAACTATGCCGTGCGCCGGCCTTGGACAGTTCATCCAGCTCGCCGGCGAATTTGGTCAGCGCCGCGTCCACCGGTTCGCCCACAAACTCAACCCGCTCCGGCTCCATGCCGTCGGCCTTGATCATCTCGAACGTGGCCCCGTGCATGCACGGGTTATCGACCAGGCTGATTTCGGCGGGGGATGCGGTGTAGCGTTTGAGCGCGCCGTCCTGCCAGCGTTTGGCGTACGACCCGCCGACAGAAAATCCGGTGTAGACGCCGGCTTCGACTTTCTTCCATTCGGCGTCGTCAACGACATGCGCGCCGACATAGAATTTTTTGACGTCGTCGTGCGGCTCGAAGTGAATGAGTTTGCCGGCGGCAACATTGCCGTGCATGGCTCGAACGTTGCCCAGACTTTTGCCGTCTGAGTTTTTGGCGATGGTTTCAGACCACGCCATAAACAGCGGCTTGCTGGTGTCGTAGTCCATGATTTCGCCGCTTTTGTCGGGCGCTTCCTCAGCGGCCCATCCCCAGACTTCACGCCGGGCGGCGTCAACTTTTGCAATTGGAATAAATACGTTCATGGCCAGTTGTGACCAAAGCGGGGAAAACAAAAACGGCGCTGACAAACCCGCTTTGGTTTGTCAGCGCCGTAAAGGCCGTTCAACTCCGTAACGCCGCCATTATACGCACGTCAACTGGGGCGCTGTCAATCCATCAGCCGGTTTAACTCTTCCTCAATCGGCCCTCGAACCTTATTCACGTCCTTCTCCATTTCCTTATCCAACTGCCACCAGCGGCCCCTGTGCATCCATGCCTGATGTGGGCTGCCCATGTCCGGCCCCACCACAAACCCAGCATACGGCGTGTTGTTGCCGATAGGAACGGTGGCGCTGTTGGCCGACACACTCACCTCACCCACAGAGAAACGTCGGCCCAACTCGCCTGTTCGCCTGTAGGTGCTGCCGGCTGGCGGCGGTGGATAGCCGGGCAAATCTTGCCACACGCGCCGCGCGCCGCGCGCCATGCCACGGCCCACGGCCGCCCAGAACTCGCGCGCGCCCAGGGCTTTTTTGATGTGGTCGGCTTGGGTCTGATCAACCTCTATGGTGATGCTCATGGTGCCTCCTCGTCTATTCCGGCATGATCTCAACCGGTTGTAGATAGCACCGACACCCAGGGTGTGCCGGCGGGTTATCAATCTCTTGGTTGTTGAACTTACTCACAAATGGACGCCCCAGCTTTGCGCGCTGGCCGGCAAGGCTCCCGCACACCGGACACACCCGCACATCCTCGACACTGAACCAGCGCCGGCCCTCGATCCCCTGTGCGCGCCACGCCTGTGTATTCCCCTCTGCAAAGCTTCGCGTGCTCTCGGTCTGCGCAATAAGCTTAGCGCGATTGGGATCATTGATCAATGCGCGAAACACTCGCGTCAGATCGGGGATGGTTTGGCCGTCAGTGATGAAGGTGTTGATGGCCGCACGCATGCGCTCCAGTGTTGATACCTGCATGTCTCGAACCAGACTGAGCGAATACTGACTCGCCCACGTGGCCGCGTCGGTATTCACCAACTCCCAATCAATCGAAACACTAGCGGCGACACCTCCAGTGTCCTCAACCAGCGGCATGTCAATCGGCGGCACGTCATCGGCCTTGGCCAGCTTCTCGACTCGAAACATTGGATCATTGCGCGCCTCGTCAATGCCGATGGACACGCCGCGCCCAAGCGCATTGCGGAGCACCTCACCCAGATTGTCGCGCCACGTCGTCCAAAACTCGCCGGTCCCGCCCGCCAGGGAGCGGACTTCGTCGGCGCTGCCCAGATTCAGCGCATCGTGCCGCGACAGCCGCGCAAACGCATACGCAATAGCCGTGGCCATGTCGTCTTCGAGCGCGTCACGGGTAGCGTTCGCGTGTTTCGCTTGCGCGGTTAGTGGCTTTTTTTTTACCAGTTGCAACAGCGTGCCGCTGCTGAATGCCCCCTCAATGTCGCCGCTGTTCAATTCGGCCTTGACCAGATTTTGAATGTCGGTGGGGATATACGGCGCGGCCATGGCCGGTGGGTCACACAGCGCAGGCTTGTTGTCACGCCGACGCCGGCGGCACTTCTCGCGCCACTGATCCATGCTCATCTTCAGCACGGCCCCATCAACCACGTCGCCGGCCACCTCATCGGGATCTAGTTCATCGTCGCCCTCCCCTGCCCCGATCTGGGGCCGGGGCTGCATGATCAGCGTCGGCGGGGGCGCTGGCTTCGGGGCGAATAAATCCTCCAACAGAATCGGCTGATTGCCTACTAAAAGAAACGGCTTTGCGTTGGGGATGGGTGGCTGCCCCGCTTTGGCGCGCAACACATTGATATCAATGATGCCGTTGCGCAACTGCCGCTCGTCCAGATCGGCCGCAATGGCTTTGTCCTCTGCCGGCCCGATGTTGATGAACCTGAAGCACAGCGGCGCGGCTGTCTGCCGGTTAATAATGGCGGTGATGATGTTCTGGACATACTGAATCACCGGCCCCACCCCGAACCGATACATAGTGTTCTCTTGCCCTTCGAGGAAACCCTTTCCACCCAGACCGGCCCCACCGACCAGGCCGAACTCTGACGGCAAAAAGCCGAAGGCCCAACTGGCCATCTTCAACACCCACTCGTCATAGGCCGTGCTGCCGTCCGGCCGCCTGAACTCATGCACCGGCATGCCGCTGCCTGTTACCGGCATAAATTTGAGCCGGCGCAATTTGTCGACGTTGCCGGCCAGCAACGTATCAAACCACTCCTGTAAGGCCTTGACCTGTTCGAGGTCGTAGCTGTCCGGCACGCCGACTAACGCCTCGGGGACGTTGGTCTGATTCCAATACACGGCCTGAGATAGCTTGCGCTGCAAAGACGTGTTGATGGTGGTCAGGATGTATTCGGTTGGGCTACGGCCGTAGGGTGAATTAATGTTGCTGTTGAACGGCCGGTAGAGCAAGTATTCGCTGCTAAACCATGTCCAGTTCATGCCCTTAATGGCCTGCATATACCCAGGCATCGGGGCGGCCGGGATGCGGCCGCGCACGTCTAGCAGCGGCCGAATGGTTGCGCCGTCGATTTGTTGCACGGCTTTAATCTCGCCGTTAATGCCGCTCTCCAGCCACAGGGTTGCCGCGTCAATCACCAGCATGTCATCGAGCACGGCATTCAGCCAGCTATCGAACTCGGTTGCGCCGTCCGGGCGCGCCCAAAAGGCTTTGAGCTTTTTGCGTTCGGCTGAGTGGTCAGTTTTGTCGGCCGGGTCGGACTTGTTGATGTCCCATTCAAGCGAGCGAATCTCGCGTTTGAATGCCTCAATCACAATGCGAACCTCTTCGCAATAGTCGGCAAAATTCCTGAGCATCTGAAACGGCATGAGGCCGTAGCCACTACGAGGCGTGATGTAGAGGTTGGTGCCGGCCTGATAGTCAAACACCCGCGCCGCGTCGTCATCGTCGTAGACTGGCAGATTCGGCACGCCAGGGCCAAACAACCCATTCGCGCCCCACGCGGCCGCGTAGATGTCGGCACGGTTGCCAGGGATAGGCACGCCGGGCGCGGCGGCCGCCTGGTCAGTCAGGCTCAGCACGCGGCCACTATTACCGGGAAAGGCTTTATTGATTTCGTTGGGCATGTTGTTCTAGTTGCTCCTGTGCAAAAGCCGCAAAACCCGGCTGTTTGGCGTGCATGAGAAAAGCGCCACTCGCCGCGTCTACGCGGTCGTCGTGCGCGCCGTAGGGAAACGCGGCCATCTCTTCAATCCACTGATCAATCCAGACGTCGTCGTTGATGGACTCGCGGACGAAAAAGACTTTGCCGCCCTCGGCCCTGTCGGCCAAGGGAATCGCCCTCACCATTTTGTCGGTGTCCACATGCACGGCCCGAAACGACACGCCGACCAGCGATTTATCCCGCATGAGGTCCTGAACCACACTGCCACCATGCAGCGCGGCCTCAACGCCGTGTGAGGTGCCGGCGCGTTCGGCCTGCATGGTCTCGGCAATTTTCTTGCGCAGGTCAGGTGATTCCATCTTGCCGGCCCATCCGCGTCGAAAGAATGCGGTGCCGTCGCGGTCGATGGCACACGCAATACTCGCGCTGTTGTCGGCCTGCGTTTTCATCGAATACGCCAGGTCGTAGTAGCGCATCCATCGCAGGCCAGCCGGTGCCGCGTCAGCAGTTTGCAGCCACGCCTTTTTGAACAGCGCGCCCTCCGCAGGACGCGGCCGCTGCTGGTATTTGGCGTCGAATGAACGGGCCGATACGGATTTGAGCGCGTTCAGTTCCTCAATCGGCCACCACTCCGGCCACAGGGGCAGACCGATCTCGCGCCCTAGTGGGTCATCGGCTTCGGCCAGTGCGGGCAGGTTGATCACCGTCCACCGTTCGGCGCGCGCCTGATCACGAATGAGACGGCCGGCCAGATCGTCCTCATGCCAGCGCTGCATCGACAGGATGACCGGCGCTTTGGGTTCAAGCCGGGGCCGGATGGTTGAGGTGTACCACTGATACACACTGTCGCGGGATTTTGCGCTTTCGGCGTCCTCATAGCTGCCAATGGGGTCGTCAATGTCCAGAATTTTCGCGCCGTGGCCCGTTGGCACACCGCCCACGCCCACGCTCATCATGGCTGGCCGGGTGTAGCCATGCAGCGTCCACTTCTGAATGGTGGCGCTGTCCTCGGATAGTTTGGTGGCCGGGAACAGCCGGCGGTAGTGCTCGGACAAAATGAGGTTGCGCACGTTGCGGCTAAACGTGTCGCTAAGGCTTGAGGTGTGCGAACACACCATGAACTGTTCGGCCGTGTCCAGACCCAGCGCCCAAGCGGGAAATAGCTCGCTGACGAGTTTGCTTTTGCCGTGACGCGGCGGCGCAAAGATCATCAGCCGGCGAATCTCGCGCCGCCGCACGCGCTCCAGGTGTTCGGCGATGTATTCGAGGTGCCGGGCGGGTCTGAACGTGGGATCCACGTAACACGCGAAATCAATCAGATGCCGGCGCGCGAGCTCTTGCTTTGCGCGTTCGCTTTGCCGGCGGGCGCGAATGGCCAGAATCCTTGCGGCCAGATCGGGCGTCACCTCGGGCCGGCCCGCGCTGGTGGGCCATGGGTTCACTACGCGCGGCCGCTCGTAGTTCGTCGTCGGTTTTGTCCTCGTAGCTATCGGCCCAGGCGTCCGGGTCGGCCGTGACGTTGATGGTTTGGCGCGGCTTGCCGATGAGGTAGTCGGCGATGAAGCGCCGGCCTTTTTCGCGGTCTTTGCCTTCGTCGGCGTGGATGGCGTCAGTAAGGGCGACTTCGCAGACGCGCCGCCAGTCGGCTTCGGTGACGACGGCGTTGATGATTTCGAGGCGTGCGGCCTCACGCGCGCGCGGCGGCCGGCCGGGGCCGCCTGCGTGTCCGGTTTGGAATTTGCCGCTGGTGTCTCTCTCATCGCTCATTACAAAAATTGACCGTTTAAAGGGTGTAAATGGTTAGACGGACCGTGTGACATCGCCGTCCACGGCCAGTGTGTCAACGATGAACGTGTGTGGCAGGCTGCCTGAATCGGTCAGCTGCAGGTCATACGTCAACACCGCGCCCAAAGCAGCCAGACCGGCCGTGGATGACGGGGGGATAGTGACGGTTGCAGTGGATGCGCCGGCGTTGATCACCACGCCCGGACTCGCGCCCGCGCTCGATAGCGCAATGACGGCGTCCGCGTCCGAGTCGCCCAGTTTGCGTTTGGCGGTGAACCGGATTACCGCGCCGGCGAGTTCTCCGGGGGTTAACAGCCGCGTGACGCCGGCCGCGGTAATGGTGAGGGTGAAAACGATTGCCTTCACGTCGCCGCGATACATTGAAATTGAATTAACACTCATTTATCGTTGCCCCGTAGACCACAGCCACAGCCGTGGCCCCATACGTCACGGGCCGCGCCGTCGCCGTGACACAGCCCCAATCCACCACAACAGGGATGACCACCTGCCCATCAAACCCGCCGGCAAACGCGCTTCCTAGCTGGTTGTCCAGCGCCGTGCTGGTGGTGGTGTCCAGACCACCCGCAAACGTGCTGCCGAGCTCGCCGGCGACGGACATGGCCGGCACACCATCAAACCCGCCGGCAAACGCGCTGCCTAGCTGGTTGTCAATGGCC